GACGATTGACCCGAAGATCCTGGCCGACGACGACAAGTCGCCCGAGCTGCAAGCTGCCGAGAAGCAGATCGAGGAGATGGGCGGGATGCTCCAGCAGATGCAGGGGGCGCTCAAGAACGTCGAGCAGTCGATCGAGGCGCAGGAGATGCGCACCAAGCAGTTCGAAGCGCAGGTCAAGGCGTACGACGCCGAAACCAAGCGTATCGGTATCATGCAGGCAGGCATGACACCGGAGCAAATACAAGATACCATAGACGGCACGATCGACGCCGCCATGCAAACGGGCGACCTCGCCCCGCAGACCCTGACACCCGCCATGGGACAAGGATAGACGATGGAACTGCTCAATCCGCTGCCGTCTTCGGCGTTTGGTGCTCAAAGCGTGGCCTATACGGGCACGGCTGGCTCTGTCACGGGCTGGCCCGCAGGCCCGCAGGGCGTGCTCGTGTGGTGCTCGTCTGACGCCTACATCCTCGTCGGCGAGGGCGTGACGGCCACGACGGAAGGCACACCCATCCCGGCGTTCACGCCGATACCGTTCACGGTCCCGCTGGGCACCAGCGCGTCCTGGCGTGTCAGTGCGATCCAGATCTCTGCCGGCGGCACCCTCTACGCCAAGCCGATCAACTCGCGATGAGCTTCGGCATCCCCCTGCGGAGCGGCGTGTTTGTCGGGGCAGCCTCTGTGGTTGCCCTGTCGACATTTGGCCGCACGTTGGTCAACGATTTCCGCGTGGCCATGCCCGCAGGCTCGACCTACACCCGCACGGGATCGGCAACCGGGCTGACAAGCGCCGGAGCCATTACGACGTTCGCGGCTGACGCGCCGCAGCGGACGGATCGGGGCCTCGCGCTTGAGCCGGAGCGGACCAACTCAATCCTGAACAGCGGCGACGCGACGCTGTTTGCGGGGACCAACGGCTGCTCGATGGTCAAGTTGACCCAGACGCTTCCGCCGTTCGAGCGGGTTAGCCTGGCGTCGGCCAACAGCGCCAACAACCGCATCCGCGCGGCTGCGATCCCGCTGACGAACAACGCTGTCTACACGGTCAGCTACATCTATGAACTGGACACCAGTGGGTTGCTGGCCTTGTTCGCGGACGGCACCGTGTCTGCCGCCGCCCGCCGGGACGTCAACGGGACGTGGGCGTACACGGCGGGAACCAACGGCACGTTCAGCGGGGCGGTGGATACGGTTCTGGTCGGCTCAATCCGGCGCGTCGTCCTGACGTTTACCGCTGCCGCGTTGGTGGTGGGCAACGTGCAGTTTGGTGCTGGCCCGAATACCGACACGGGCGGGCTGACGAGCATCCAGCATTTCATGCAGCATGAACTGGGGGCGTTTGCCACGTCGCCGGTTGTGTCGGTCGGGACGGCTCTCACGCGCGGCCTTCCTGTGTTCACCGAGCCTGTCCCCGCTGGACGGACAAAGGCGCTGCTAACCTATGCTGACGCCAGCACGACGCTTGTGTCGGGCCTGACGCCTGGAGGGACGTTCGACGTCACCACGGCAGTCCTCGGGGCGAACAAAGGACGTTTTGGATCCAGCGAGCTGGTGACGCGGGTATGGTACCCCTGACGCAGGTTTTTAAGGTACGGGCATGACACAAGGTAAAACAACTCCCGAACTGGACCCGCTTGTCGCACCGCTGGTGGACAGCGACGTGCTGGTTGCTTACCGCGCGCCAGGCCCCCTTAAGCGCACGACGGCAGGAACCGTATTAGCTTACGTTCAAGCAATATTCGCAGCCTCGGGCGGTTCGGCGCTGCTCGGTTTTCTGCAAGCAGGCACGGGCGCGACCACAGTCACGGCGCAAGCCAAGCTGCGGCAGGCTCCAGTCCAACCTAACTCGGGCGAGTTTGGCGCGTTCACCAACGCCACGGTGACGACGGCTACGCTGCTCAAGGCATTCACCGCTGCTATGGCTGACGGGCGAGCGGTGGAGCTTTCGGGAAACTACACAATTAACGGGACGATTACGCCAGAAACCGCTATTGATGGCAGCGAATTACACATTATTTTGCGGGACGATGTGACGATCACGGTTGACGCGGCCTCTACCGCCTTCAACCGGGTGTTTTACGCCGAAACCACGACCGCTAAGAGCCACAGCATTACCGGAGGCGGAACGCTTACGATCAACTGCAATGACAAGGCAGCGGCGGGTATTTGGCTACGCCACAACGAAGCGGCGACTGGCGGGACGGTCGTTATAAACGCCCCAGTTCACATCAAGAATGTTTACGCAGTGACGGCCTATTCGGTCGCGTCTGGCATCTTCCTCGTCGGTCGTTTTGAGCGCGTGGTGATGCGTTCTCCGACTGTCGAAGATGTGTCGCGTCAGCTCGCGGGCGGTGAAAGCAGCGGGATCAGTATCTCGGGGTTTGATGGCGAAGTTGAGCTTTACACGCCGGTCGTGCGTCGTATCAAGATCGGCGGCGGCACGACGGACGCTGACGGCATCAAATGCTTTGGTCGTGGTGCGGGATTTACCAAGCGCGAGGGTTCCGTTCGCGTTTATGACGCAGTATTTGAGGACTGCCAGGGGCGGTCGTACAAAGACCAGTGCGGAGATACCGTTCTTTACCGCCCCTTTGTCCGGCGGCGGGCCATAGACGGAAACTCATCCACGGTTGCCATATCTGACTCCGTTGAGTTCGATTTTCAGCGCGGGGGCGGTCTGGTTCTCAATCCCCACGCTGAATATTACAAGAGCGCCACGGCGGTTTCTCCGCTCGGTGCGTCGCACTCCGTGGCCGCGTTTCAACAACTAGCTACTGATGCTGAAATGTACGGGGCAATCCGTAACGGTACGATCATTTCGGATGTGGACATTGTGCGCTACGTCCTGTCGGCGCAGACGGGCGGCGCAGCCTCAACAACAGAGGTTGACGGTCTGACGCTCATTCCCCGGAGCGGCTTCACCACAACGATGATCGGGCGCGGGGTGCTAGAGTTCGACGCCTCGCAAGTGGCTGGGAAATCCGCAGAGACGATCCTGTCGGTCAAGAACGTGTCCGGCCCGATCACCTTCCCTTGCATCGCCTATACCGGCTACACGGCGGGTACGAACCTAACCGCAAAACTGACGGTCAAGGTCGATAAATGCTCAACCTCTCTGGCCATTGCGGGCAACCAGACGCGGGCTATTTCAAACATTGCCGGCGATGAAATCCTGTCGTTTAAGGCGTTCGAGATCGGGGACAATCCCGGCTTCCGAATGTATTATAGCGGATGGGTTTTCAGCGTCCGCAGCCTTCGCGCGGGAACAAAGCTGGTTCTTGACTTGACCTCGGGCACGGTCACCAACGCGCCGCCGTGGGGTTCGTCTGGAGTCGGCTATATCGAGTGCATGGGTATTAGCCTGATTGGTTCGCTGACGCAGGACACCATTTGCCGGGCCTATCTAAACAACGCGTCAACTGCCGGGTCTGCATGGGTTACGCAGACCGGCGGCGCAACGTGGGGCGTGTTGAACTGATGACCCTCGAACCTGGCCACCTCATTACCCTCGGCCTCGCTGGTGTGGCCGTCATCATCTGGCTGGTGCGGCTTGAAGGCCGCGTCAACGGTAAGGCCACGACCGATCAGGTTGCTGCTGTGTCAGCGCAAATCGGCACGACCGCCGCCGTTGTCGCCACGTTGCAGGCCAAGGACGCCTCCCATGACAATACGCGCGACGAGGTCATTCGGCTGCAAGAGCAAATCAAGCACCTGACAGACCTGATCGAGCGCCTGCTGCCGGTCCCGCCGCGCAGAAAGCCTGCCGCATGACAAACGCAGATGATCCCCTGCCTGAGCCTTCGTTTCACTGGCGACGGTGGGTGACGATCGGCTATGTGTCTGTCACCTTGGCCCTTCTTGCGGGCATCGTCTGGAAGCTGTCAGACGGTGGCCCGCTGCGAGACATCGCGCTGGCCTTGATCGGCTCGCAGGCGTTCTTTGCCCTACTCTACATGGGTGGCGCGTCGGCTGCTGATCTTGCCCGCATCATCGCAAGTTGGAAAAAGCCATGACCTACGCCCTCGGCGCAAAATCCCTTGAACGCCTCCAAGGTGTCCACCCCAAGCTGGTCGACGTGGTCAAGATGGCCATTGAACTGACCAAACAGGACTTCATGGTTCTTGAAGGCGTCCGCACGCCGGCGCGACAGGCCGAGCTGTATGCTCAAGGCCGCACAAAGCCAGGGCAAAAGGTGACGTGGACGCTCAAGTCCAACCACTTCATCAACCCCAAGACCGGCTACGGCCACGCCGTCGACCTAGTGCCGTTCCCAGTCGACTGGTCGCACAAGAAGCTGGACGTGGTCGCCAAAGCCATGTTCGCCGCTGCCGACACCCTCGGCGTCGAGATCCGATGGGGTGCCGACTGGGACCGCGACGGCAAGCCGCGCGAGAAGGGCGAGAGCGACAGCCCGCACTTTGAGTTGGTGCTATGAAGACGCTGACGCTGCGCGCGTGGATTGCCCTCGGCGTCATCGTGCTCGTCGTCTTGCTGACGGTGTCGTGGTGCGCCGACCGCGCCCGGCTCAAGACAATGCGCGGCGAGGCCACCGTCGCCGCAGCGGTCGGCGAGGCGCTGGACACCGTGGCTGAACAGACGCCGGTCATCCGGCAGGAACAAGCGGAGAAGCAACGTGAAGTCGAGAAAATCGAGGGTGCTGACCAGCGTCTGCCTGCTGGTTTCGGCGCTAGTCTTGAACGCGTGCGGCGCGGCAACGGTTCGGGTGACGATCCCCGATAGCCTCAAGGCCCCCTGCGTGTCGACGGTCGACGTGTCGGGTGCCCAGACGGTGGGTGATTTGGGCAACGCCATTATCCAGGGAGACGCCGACCTGCGGGTCTGTTCCGTCCGCAAGGATGCCGTCGTCGCCATTGCAGAAAGTCAAAACCGGCGCTGGTGGCAGGTGTTCTAAACCTTGTTGCCTAAAAGCCGCGACAGTAGTAGCTTATGTGTCACTCTACCGGCGGAGCGCACCGGGGGTTCTCAGAGAGCCAACATGACCGACGAAAGCCCAGCGGGGGTTGAAGCCGCGCCGGAACTGGAGGCCACGGCCCCTCCTGTTGCCGAAGTCCAAACGCCGGAAGACGTTGCGCCCAAGACCTTCAGCCAGGAAGAACTGGATGCGGTCGTCAGCAAGCGTCTCGCACGAGAGCAGCGTAAATGGGAACGAGAGCAACAGCGCCAAGCGCCACCGCCCGTCGTCCTTCCGCCGGCTGACCAGTTCGAGAGCACCGAGGCATACGCCGAGGCGCTGGCAGAGCAAAAGGCAGTTGCCTTGGTCGAGCAGAGGGAGCGGCAGCGACAGCAGGACGCAGTTGTTGAAGCCTATTTCGACCGCGAGGAGCAGGCCCTAGGCAAGTATGACGACTTTAAACAAGTCGCATACAACCCGTCCCTGCCGATCACCGCCGAGATGGCCGAAACCATCCGCGCCTCCGACCAAGGCCCTGACGTGCTTTACCACCTCGGGTCCAATCCGGCGGAAGCGTCACGGATCTCGAAACTGTCGCCGCTCTTGCAGGCCAAGGAGATCGGACGGATCGAAGCCGCGCTGGCTGCGTCTCCCCCGGTCAAACGCACCACCTCCGCACCACCGCCCATCTCACCTGTCACGCCTACCAGCAACGGCGCTCCAGCTTACGACACCACCGACCCCCGCTCTGTATCCTCCATGAGCACGTCGGAATGGATCGCGCAGGAACGGCAACGGCAGATGAGAAAAGCGGCCAACTGAACCCCATCTGCAAGGAACCACTGCTGTGGCCAACTCTCTGCTTACCATTGACATGATCACCAGGAAGGCCCTGGAGATCTTTGAAAACAACCTCGTTCTGACGCGGAACATCAACCGCCAGTACGACGACAGCTTCGCCAAGGAAGGTGCCAAGATCGGCTCCACCCTGCGCATCCGCCTGCCCGACCGCGCCCTCGTCACCGATGGTGCCGCCCTGCAAGTGCAGGACGAAAACGAGCAGTTCACCACGCTGTCGGTGTCCAACCAGAAGCACATCGGCGTGAACTTCACGACCGCCGAGATGGCCCTGTCGCTGGACGACTTCGCTGACCGCATCCTCAAGCCGCGCATCAGCCAGCTCGCCGCCAGCGTCGATGCTGACGTCGCCAACGTCTACAAGGACGTCTACAACGCCGTCGGCGCAGCCGGCACCACCCCGGCCACCTCCGAGGTTCTGCTGTCCGGCCAACGCGTTCTCAACGAGAGCGCTGTTCCGATGAACAGCCGCTATGCGACGGTCAACCCCGCCGCAAACGCCGGTCTGGTTGAGGGCCTCAAGGGCTTCTTCAATCCGGGCGACGTCATCAGCCGCCAGTTCAAGAGCGGCATGATGGGCGAAGGCGTGCTCGGCTACGACGAAATCAACATGTCGCAGTCGATCAAGGTCCACGCCTACGGCACCCGTGCCGCTACCGGCGCTACCGTGACCACCACGGTCGCCACTCAAGGCGCGTCGACCATCGCCATCACCGGCACCGGCTCGCAAATCATCAACAAGGGCGACACCTTCACGATCGCCAGCGTGTTCGCCGTCAACCCGCAAACCCGCGAGAGCACCGGCCAACTCCAGAAGTTCGTCTGCACGGCCACCAACACGGCCTCGGGCGGTGCCTACACCTCGGTCGCCATCTCGCCGCCGATCTACACGTCGTCCGAGGCCCTGGCCACGGTCAACTCGTTCCCGCAGTCCGGCGCTGCGATCATTTTCGACGGTGTCGCCTCGACCTCGGCCCCGCAGAACTTGATCTACCACAAGGACGCTTTCGCGTTCGCCACCGCCGACCTCCTGCTCCCGCAGGGCGTCGACATGGCCTCGCGTCAGGTCCACAACGGCATCTCCATGCGCATCGTTCGTGATTACGACATCAACAACGACCGCATGCCCTGCCGTATCGACGTC